CACAGCAATCCGGACTTCTCATAAAGAAGTCCTTTCACGATTTTCACGTACCTTTGTGTTCACTCCATTGTTTTTGACTTTGGTTTTGGGAACAAAGATCTGTGTATCATGGTTGTCAGCACCATATCATAGAGATATGAACAATAAACCCAGAATTGTTCATAACCCCTGCAACAATACTAACGAGAAAAGAGCCTCTCTCTTGTACGCTAGGCCTACACTTTTTATACTCTTACTGGGAAGTGTAATCTCTATCTCCGACCATTTGTTCTAATAAACCGTTTCCGGTGTATTCAGTGCATGGTTTATAATACCATGAATCAAATGCATGTTGTTTGACATTTTCCATTATAATATTTAATAGCGGTATAGGATATGGTTTATTACGCCAATATGCAATCTTATTCCAACTATTAAAAGGGCAGGTCGTCAGCACCTGTAGGAGTCTCAGTAACCGGAGCAGTATTCATACTGAGCGGATCTACGGGCTTCTCTACGTCAGCCTGTACTGGACGCTCTAGAAGGTCATTCTTCCAAAGCTTAATCTGAGACTGTTCCTCTGGAACACTCATAGGTTCAACAAAAATACCAAGAGAGCTAACTTTCGTATAACCCTTCTTGTCGTAAACAACTTTCAGACGCAAAGGAGTATGATCTATGGTTAGCTGTTGCTTTACCCAATTAATCATTTCTATAAACGACGAACCTTCAAAATCATCGTGGTTGCCTTTTACTGCATCTATAACCTGTAGAATACGACCGAACTGCTGATTATCACGACGTTGTAAATCTTCGTCAGTAATAATCCACTGGTTCTTCTCGTTCTTCCACTCAGTCAAAGTTGCTGTCTGGCCTTGTGCATTCTCAAAGATAATCTCCAAGAAATCACGACCTTGGTCTGTTTTCTTTACATTAACCTCTTTCAAGGTTACGTTTTCGTTGATACCTACTGGCATGTATGAGCTATTAAACTCATTATTGTTTGTTGTTGCTGTTTTTGTACTGTACATAATATTTTCCTTCTGACTTATAGTTCTTAATAATGATATCCAATAGTGACCCATCCGACAAATTCAGATGAATCGAACTGTTCGTTTAATATAGATAAAGCATCTCCCAGCTTTTTTGCTGTTTCTTCATCCATATCTAACTTAATGCTTTTTACATGATCCATTCCTGGACCGTTTACACGTACATGTAATGTTGCATCATCGTATATCATAATCATTCTGGTTTATAAACACGGTCCCAATAGGTTGTTATGGTTCCATCTTCGTTGCCTGTTGCAATGATGATATCTTTGCCCGCGATATGACGAGCACGTGCCTCCATAACAGTGCCGTCTCCTCCGGACTTAAAGCTAATGTGCGTTTCATTGTCTTTGCGATACACGTAGCCAACTGCGTCGGCCATTCCGCATACAATCTTTCCCAGTTTTCCAACAAGGTCGATTTCTTTTGCGTTAACTTCTTGTCCATCTTTTTCAGTAATACTATCTTTGACATGTCCTACTAATATGAATTCATCACATAAGTCTTTGAACATATCAATGACTTTCTTAACTGCATCTCTTAGATACTTATAACCTGCTCCACGTGCAAGAGTTGTAATATCGTCACCTTTCCAGTTCTTGCCTAGTTCAGTTTTACGATACAACGTGCATGCGTAGCTCATACAAATATCTTCAAGACGAGTAGCATTATCTATTGTTATGCGTTTATAAAAATTATGTCCTACTTCTGCATTCTTAGCTCGAATGGCTTGAGCAATTTCTCCTAAGTCGCTTATAGTACGTGCTTGTATAGCAAGTGCGTCTATAAACTTTGATCCGCCTTCGAGGTCTATGATCAGGTTATTCTCCAGTTGTGCTAATGCACTTGTCTTACCTGCTTTGGGCAGTCCATACAATATTAAATACTGGGGATTTGTAGAAGTTGCTGGAACTTTGGTTGTAGGTAGTACTAATCCCATGACTTATAGTTCTTAATGGTTAAAATTAAAGAAGATAAATGTTAATGATAATCTTCTTTGTTTTCGGCTTTAGTGTGTTAATGAAGATGGTATCATCAAAGTCTGTATACTTATAAGTATCGAAACCGATCTGAATCTCATCGTCGTAGAACACAATGGGTGTGCCGTCACTCAACGTATACATCTTACCGTAGATATACTTCTTCGGCAGTTTGTAATAGTTCTTCTTATAATTGGCAAGGAACTTAGCAGCCTTGATAAACTCGAGGTTATCATCCTTCAGAGGCTTACTGGTAAGGAGGTTATCAAGATAATCGTTGTACGAATTGAACAGATAACTGTTCTTCTTAATCACATCAGAAACAATAATATCATCAAGAATCGAAGAATAGTTTGTACTCCCGTTGTTGATAATGTTGTTATTCTTGTTATTACCAGTGTAAAATTTATAAGTCTTTGTCATAATTCAGCCTTTCTTTTAAACGTTAATACTTGTCGTCCGACAAATTAACATTCGATCAGATTATTAAACATCAAGTCGTTCTCGAACTCAAGGATACATGGTTTACCAGCATCCCTATTTTTCAGCATGTGTAAATACACCTTATTTGCTGTAGGTAGATGATTTGGTCCGTATTCTTGAATATTCAATATTTCTGGTCTATGTATAACAAGTACATAATCACTTCCTTGAAATATCGAGTCGGATGACGATATGTCACTCCTCATAGGGTAATGTGACATTGGATTGTTTATCCGTTCTGAAGATTCGATATTTCTATTCATCTGTGCAATCTGTATAACAGACGTCAAAGGCAACTTCTTGACTTGTATAAAAACTCTTTCAAGTTCACTAATTGTTTCTAGTACAGAACCAACTTGTTTAGTCAATAAAGCATGATCGTATATTACAACGAAATGCTTGTTTGTACCTCTGATATGAGAGTCATAGAAACTTCTTATAATTTGTTCTACCTGCATGGGAGTACATGGACTATCCACAAAGTAGATAGGGTACTCCTTTAGCTTGTTGGATACCGCAACGACTTTTCTGAAGGTCTCGTCGTCCAGGTCCGTTTCCGCACTATACAGAGTCGAAGTCGTTTTCCTAAGTTTATTAGAAAGCGTTCTTCCAACTTGCCTAAATCCAACCATTTCTAAAGAGAAAGATAAAACAACTATATCTTCATCTGGATTCAAATCAATTATATCGCTTTGGATTAGATTAACCATTGAGCTCTTTCCTGAGCCGGAAATACCAGCTATGGTATAAACGGTATTGGGTTCAATACCTCCCATACATTGCTTATTAAACTTCTTCCACCTAGTTTTTAAGGACACTATGTTGTGTTCTCTTCGTCCAGCAATGTAGTTAATAGCTTCTTGAGCTACCACAGACATCGGCCTGACTATGCTAGATAAGTTCTGTTCCATAAGAATTTACTGGTTTAGCGTTATCATTCATCTCATCTTCGACTGCTTCCCATTGACTTCTAGTCAACCAGTTCCACATTGTCATCATGTAACTAAGGCTTCCTTCACGCATTCTCTTAGAGATTTCGTAATCTAGGCACTTAATTATATGTTCTGCCATTGCTGAACTTCTTCCGCATTTAGTATCGAAGAAATGACGGCATTTGTTTACGTTTGCACGTAAATAGCTTTTACTTCCGTCAGATCGAACAACATATACAGGATACATATCGTAGAATAAATCAAAATAATTCTTCTTCGGTGTAATAGCCTCTTTGAGACTATCTGTAGGCTGATATATTATCGAACCATCTCTCTCTATCGAGGTGATTAGTTGTTGTTCGATTAAGTATTGTATTTCGTCGTCGCTTATAAGGCTGACAATATCGCGGACGTCTTGATAGTTTTGTTGATTCTTATCCAATACAATACTTAGAAATAATAATTGATTTGCGTTTATATTTGGATCAACTTTTAACAGTTGAGTATTTACTTCAATAATCATACTTCATTGACTCTGTGGTTCTAAAAGTGGTTACTAAAATAATTCCAGTTGTTGTTCAGTAAAGTCAGAAATTATCTTTCTGGCTTCGCTGATATAGTAACGATAGTTAATCTTACGATTTTCTATCGGAGTATCATCAAACTTATTCAGGATTGTTACTCCTGATTTTTTGAGCATATGTTCTAACGAACCGTCTTCGCTTTGTTTAAACAAATAATATCCGTTAGTTGACGCATAAAATCTATTGATACGTTGTACTTGTGTATCCCCATGTACAACTTTGAATTTCTTGTCTACGTTCTGTGTCATTAAGAAATCCCGGATGTCTTTGTCCTTCTCAATAAATTCTGACGCTGGTTGTTTGGTCAAGAAATAATTTATTACAGCCTTTGGTATTACTACCGGTGCTAGTCCTTTACCAAGTTTTGTATCTGTAATAAACATTCCTTTCTTTTCTATCAGTTTTGGGTTGTGTGTCTCTGAATAACCCTTTATGACACCAAAGTAGTCATTTATAGCGTACTGATAGAACGCTTCATACTCATCATCTTCAAACGTAAGTCGTGTTATAGATTCTACTTCACGGGTAGCTTCCTGAATTCTACTTCGTAAAGCTTTTTTAGCTCTATAAACTACACCATCTGTATTCACTTGTATTATCTCACACCCAAGCTCCAACAGTCGATCCACCATCATCAACAGTATTAACTGTCCGTTGATGCGTATTTTAAATACGTTAAATGGGTCGTACATCCAACTTACCTCCTGCTGCATTTTCCCAGTAGGAGAGTTAAGCACAATCTTAAGAAACAGGTTCTTAACCGTTTGACCAGTATGTTTTGCTTCCAACCTTTCTTCTTTCAGTCCAGCAAATAGGTCGCAAAATAGTTTTCCTAAATGGCGAGGACCCCATTGATATTCAATGAGGAGAGATGGATACATTGACGCCACATCACTGTGTCCAATAAACTCGTCTTCCTTAGGTAGGAATATTTTAGGTGTATGTATAGAATGGATACCACCTACACCTATAGAATATACCACATTCGAGAGAACAAACTTCTTCTCGTAGCCTTTGCGCTCTTTGGAGTATACTATCTGTTTTTTCATATCCTCCAGAACGTCTTGTAACTTTGGATTTTTGTATTTTATAAATGGCAGTATAACATCCTTCAACGGAATATAATCCATTGGGGAGCGCATTTCCTTTATTACATTTTTAGGAATACCTGACTTCTCTGAATATTTCTCGAGTAGAAAGGTCTCTGCCATTTTAACACTGTCCATAGATAGACAATCTATACCGTGCTCTTTTTCTATAAACAAACGTAGCTCTACTTGGTCTTTCAACCGGTTTAGTAACTCAGTAGTAGATTCTACATCGTTTACATTATATGCAATCATTTTGTCAATTTCTGTGACTGGTAGAGGCTGATCAAAGTCTCCATCATATTCTTGCACATTTTTGTAGTGCATTGTTACCTGCATGGTTTTTAAGCCTACACGCAACTTTTGACTGAATTGCATTGTGAGTAAGTCCATCGAGTGAAAGTAATGTGCATACTTCCATCTCTTGAGCTTATCTCGACTTCCGTCTTCATCTTCTACTATTGTGCATGAAAGATTAAACAAAGACTGGCAAATCCTCCAATAAGGTAGACTTGCCAGTATATTCTGATAATCTATAATGTAATTCATTACAACATCATCGTAATGATGATTATTGTAACCGCAAAATAACGTTTTTGGTTGTCTGAAGAAGTTAATCATCTCTTCTAACGTATTTTTGCGTTCAGAAATTTCAAACTTATAGATATTACCAGTCTCTGTATCTTTACAACAACAGTGAAAACAATTCGGGAAGATTTCGATGTCATATACGACAACTACTTCTTCTCTTATTAACATGACTCTTAGGTTCTTTGGTTAATATTAGCGCTCCTTAAAACGTCGCAAAACTTCTGGAGCTGTGATTATCACGTATCTGCATACACTGTCCGTGTTCAAGTTTATATGCACAGTAGATTCGTGGTGGGTGAAGGGAGAAACGACCTCCCAATACAGTAGGTACCATTGCGTGATCCTTTCTGTAGTACGTTACACTATCCCTAGTGCTCCACCCTTATATCTGATTAAGCAGCTTTTGGCAAGATTATCCTGCCTCTTTGCTTCTTATGGTCTTTCAGATTAGTACACACAAGACGTTTATTCTTCTTGTGCTCATCGTTGGTAATTTTCTGAGCCTTTTTCAATAGCTTAGAATTCTTCGGGTCTAGTTTATTAACTTTATGACCTTCACCGTTGATGTCTTTTATCTCTGCTACAGGCTTTTCTTCGAATTTATTTTCCGACTTCTTGTATCTGCCTGTTAGAGATAGTTTGTCATACACTGAGACAACAAAGTCTCGAATACGTTCGAGAGCTAAGTCTCGCTCTCGCTCCCACGGAAGAAGATATTCTTTTTCGAATATATCTTTCGTGTCGCCATCCGTCTTTACTGGGCACGGATGCTTCTTTACCCACTTCTTAAGCTTATCTTGAGTATATGCTTCCATAAACTCTTGTTTGTTAAGCTTCTTGATAGTATAGTCTGGATATTCAGACTTATATCGTGCTTTCACAACACGCTGTTTAACTCCGTCTGGCCAATATATTGTTTGCCATACTTTCTTTGCGTGTCGTAAACGTTTTGGCTGAGGATACTTTTTATGTTCCCATTCACCACTGCCGTCTTTATAAATTACATAACCCTTAGGCAATTCTGCTTTCTTGATTGTGCAATTATTAACGGTGTATTTCCTATCTCTGGATGCAATGAAAGCTACTTTTCTTCGCTGTACACTGCGGCGTATTGTCTTCTTCATTATGCAGCGAGTTTAAGTGATTGTTCCTTCTTTGCAGCTTTTACAGCAGCTTTATCGGCCTTTTTCTTTGCGTTAGAGGCACTTTTAAGCGTCTCTGTGGCCTTAACTTTCTCCAGATGGTCAATCTGTCTCAAACAAGCTTTGATGCGCTTAGAACGCTTTATTTCAAGCGTAGTGCGTTGTAGTTTTGTTGTAGCAAAACTGTGCTTTCCTTTACCTGTTCCACGATTCTTACGTTTCGTGCGCTCAGGAATTGCGTCTAACCATTTCTGAATCTGCTCAGCGAGCTTAGGGTTATACTTCTTAATTCGCTCATCAATACAGCCTTTACGCTTTGCAGCATAGAACGGCTTCATGTTGATGTGCTTAGAAGCTTTATTGGCTTTCTTCACTTCATCCGTGTTGTTAGAAGGCTTCTTTTCCTTCTTAACTGGCTGTTTAGACTCTTGCCACTTGTAGATGTGAATGCGTCCTACTTGCTCCATGAGCTTAGACACCTTCTCTACATCTTTCTTGTCGATATCGGCATAGACATACGTCTTTCCATAGCTGATGATGGGTATTTTATTGTCCTCCATCAACTTCTTTGCGGCATATACGCCGTATAGTATGTTGGGGATTTCAATTTCCTCCTTTCCCACAACCTTGTGGTGCTCATCACGTTTAGTGACTGTCTTCTTCCGAGTACCATCTTCCATCTTATACGTACCGTATACAAGACACAGTATCGTACGACGGTCCTCGTTCTTGAGAAGTTCCTCTATTTTCTCAGGTGGAACTTTAGATTTAGCTAGCTTACGTATTCTGCGGATACGCTCGCGAAGTTTGTTACTTACTCCTCCAGGAGTATAACTCTTATAGTTCTCGATAATCTTCTCAATCTCTGCATTAGCAGGTGCGGCAACTTGTGCCGGTGTATTTTGTTTCTTCATTTTGATAATGTATTTAGTGGTTAAAACTTAGCGTTTAAGGCCATTTTTAGGCGATTTGAGCCACTCTGACGCTATGAGTGGATAAGTTGTTCACCTAACAGAATTAAACGGCTTAGAACGCCTTAAAATGCGTCATATGTTGCGACTAGTTGAGGGTTCGAACCTCATAAATAACCATCTTTAACTAGCCTATAATATCTTTAAGCAGCAAGCATGTCCTTGAACTCCTCACCGCAGCTCGTGATATCAATCTCCGTACTGCTGTTAAACTTCTCAAGCTCTGCATCATACTTGTTTGCTTTCAGCTGCAAATCCTTAATAAGGGCTGCAATCTTAGCACTGGTGAAGATTTCCTTCTTACCAATATTCTTAAGACCTTTAGCTGACTTCAGCTTAGGATCTAGTGTAGGAATCATCTTAAGCTGAGCAATAGCCTCCTTCATCTCGCAGGCCATGAAAATACTATAGTTATTTGTCTTCTTAAACTCTTCTTTATTGAAGGTCGTAATACCCATATTCAGATAGAAGAGCATACCCTTAATGTACACGAGCTTCTCCGACATCTGCATAATCTCGTTATACAGAGCCTTAAGGTCTTTACCAGAACCCATGCCAGCCTTAATAGCCTTGTTAGACATAACGTTCTCTGCTCGAATAATCTTCCAGTAATTCTTCTTCTGATTGTCAATGTTCTTACGAATGTTAATGATGTTTCCCGAATTCAACTTAATTGATTTGTTCATATACTATAAATTTTGATTTAGTTAAACTTCTATTAATAATCACTAAGTTCGAGAATCATCTACCTGTACTCTATGACAGACGCAACCCGTCATAAAGCAATTATCTCTGGGTTAGCAGTCCCGCAGGACTGCTAACCTAAATACCCGCAGGTATTATAAGATGAGATAATATGAAATATTGTTACACCTCTCGGTTTCGGTTCAGATTTATATTTATACTTACTTGTAAGATTGGACAACTCTTGCCGCAGCAGTTGTTGCCCTAAATACCGCAGTATTATTAATTCTTACGTGCTCGTACTCCTACAACTCCTATTTCGAAATCAAGCGATGCATTACCCGTAGCATCGGGAAAACGCAACGTTTTGCTCATACCGTTGGCATTAATGTTGACAACTACAGGATCGTTATCATCACGTACGATAACCCGTTCGGTCATACTTGGGCCTGACTTCCCCGGATCCCCCGCAGAGGATGTTCCACCTTTATGGTTACATACATGATCAAAACAATCGTTGAGTCGTTCAACTACCCAATTGTACTCTTCTTCACGTTGTGCCTTCTTTGCAATTTCCACACTCAAACCTTTCTCCAGGGCTTCTTTGTTCATCCCCTTAGAAAGATTCACAAGGGCATCCCATACAGCGAGTGCCCAACTTTCAAATGGCAATTTAACTTGACATCCTACTAGTTGATTCCAAAATTTATAACGCGTTTCTCCGAGAACCACGGTTCCGTCGTCACGTATTGTAAAAATTGCGTATGATTTACCCTCCGCACCTTTAGCTTTGACCTTTTCAGCGATTTCGCTGTTCAGCATCAAAACTTTCATAAGAGCGATAGAACGCTCTGTGAGGGTCTTGTGGCTCATCTATTATTCCTCACCTGTAGTTACTGTAACAATAGCTTTACCACTCGGCATGTCAACATCAGTCTTCAGGGCTGAGTGAATCCACTGGTCCTCTACCTGCTTGGCCTTTGCCTCGTTGTTGTTGATGTCACCCTTCAGAGTAACAACCATCTTCTGACAAGAAGCAATATGCTCCTCGAGATACATAATCTCACGACGCATAGCATCGTTCAGAATTTTAACAAGGGTCTTAGCATCGAGGAAGAAGTGGTCCTTCTCACCCTTGATAGCCTCGGCAACAGCCTCAGATGTTGTCTTACCCATGGTACGGAGGGTGGTCTCGCTGATAGGCAAGAACAGGTCACATGTACCGTCCTCCTTCGGGTTAATGGCAATACCTACCTCATCGTCGCTCATAGGATCCTTGCACAGGATAGTACCTGCAATCAAGAAATTCTTGGCGAGAAGTCGACGCGGGCTACGATTCAGGATAAATCCCTTCTTGTCGCCGCTGTCAATTGCTTTCTTATCACGCTCGAAACCTTCTTGGCCACCTTGCCAAGCCATGCGAACGTCTACTTTGAAGAACTGTGTTCCAAGGTTGGAACCTATCTTGCTGATGAGTTGTACGTTGTTAGCTACAACGTTGTTTGTGATGTTTACATCAATTGTTTTCATATATTCTTATCCTTTTTGATATCGTTTTTGAAAAACCAACGATAAGATTAATTACATCCTTCACTTGTGGCGGAAGGTTAACCTTTGAGTATTTTTGCATCCGGCTCAAAGGCTCGTCAGGATGTTATTCGTTCGACTTATGTTTACTTTGGTCTCTGTGCTAATGGGAAGAGACGTTTTATCATTGATGACTGTTATACTTCTATATTCCTCGGCCCAATACGTTTAGGTATGGCAAATGTGAAGCTCAACTCGTATAACGAGAATCCAACGGTAGGATTATCCATGCTCATCATCATCAATGTTTTGCAAAACTTTAAATGCCAATTGTGCGAATTCGATCGCTAAGTTTACTTGAATCATTGTTGCTTATACTTTAATAAACATCTACCGGAGATCTTCCAGTATCTATTTAATACCTCGTTGATAGCATTTTACATAAAGTAACTACTACTCATGGAGGATTCCCACAAAAATTGTGTAATATCTTCATTAGTATATTTTCCCAAATACATGAATCTACTACTTGATTGTTACTTAACCACAGATTTTCTCTGATGTTACATACTTTATGGCGTATGCTACTGTTTACCTGCTCACAGTTGAATTAGGCATTCAACCGGCACTTCCTGATTTGCTGCCATACCAGCTAATACGTGCGTGTGTATATACGTCAGGCTCGTTTCATTATCGGACGATCTCAGCACTCCAGAATGCTTCACAGACCCTACGGTTGTTCTTGTTATAGGATTTACTTCCTGCTATTTTATCTCTCATTACTTCGAGAAGTGCACGAACACTCGGGACTTCAACCCATACATCGCTTCTTGTCACCCACTTTACCTTCTTTGCACACATCCCGAGACAGGGGATAGTGGTTCCTGCATACGATTTTCTCACTGCGTCTAATCAGTTAGCAAAGCTGCCCATCGATTAAATGTATACTGCTCTATGACTTTGCTGCACCGCATAGATTTGCTGTCTATACTTCTGAGCTATTCATTCTGCATAATTATTTCAGAGTTACGGTTGGCACTCGGGATTCCTACTTCAGAGTTCTTCTATACAACAGAAGTTAACGGTTTACTACTCCGCTTCATCTCCTATAGGGTAACACCCATTTTACGTTAAACATGTTAATTATGTCTTCACTATATTGTAGAGAACAGAAGACAAAACCCTCTCTTTTCGTCGCTGCATTATTTTCGTAAGAAGTCTCCTTGTAATGAAATATTCATTCACACATACTATAACGGATTCTATCCCACAGGGAGCATGTGATATAGCTAATATAGTCTTACACTTCTAACTATTATCTTGCTTGACTTGTTAGCCGCTTTTCTTATACACTGGTATGTGTACGTACTTGGACGGACTAGCAAAATAATATCGTGATTGCATCCACGACAAGATTTTTTGTCTGTATGGTAGACTTACCACGCCGAGGTTACATTTCCTTTAGCCTCTGCCAATTCATTTTAACCCTTCGCTTACCAAGAGTATATATGTCACAATAGTCTTTCTCCGCGGACTTCAGTCGCGTAGCTTTTAAGCATTGCTGCCCTACTTCGCATTTAGTTCTTGCATCGAACTAGTTGTCATTCTACTTTTATATACCGCATGAACGACCAAGGCCTGGCGGTCACATCTCATCACAATCAGCCGTTTTACCCTCCTACTCCCCCGCGCGCATCCTTCACAACCGGAGGCACTGGACTTGAACCAGACTGGACTTACATAGGCACCGTATTTACCATACAGTTCAGTAGTATTATCCTACTGATATTGTTTGCTCAATGCTGTTTTTCATCTCTTCATACAGGTTGTGGAGACCTGGAACACTAGACTACAGCTTTAGTAAATTGATACATCATCTTTATTTGTGGATTCGCATCGGTTCATACAGCCATACCATGCACTATATTCTTCCCTTACGTTGTAAAGATGTTTCAACTCGTGTAACGTTATTCTATATTTATGTATCCTCAACATAGATCTTACGATACGGCTCAATTTTGCTCTTCTCGAGACTCACGGGTTCTTTTCTACTATCCCACCTCCAAGCGGTTCTCGTGGGCCAAAGGAGCTGATACATACCCTTTCTCCTCTTACAATAAGCTTTTCATATATGTAACACGCATATACTTATTGCATTTCATCCTACCTTTTGGGTTTCTCACACGTTGAGCGTGCTAACATATTCTCGGATCAAGTTGTGTTATTCGTACCTGGGCTAATGAGACCCGTTTAGCGTACTTAGCTACATTGTGGGGTAGGGAGCCTTAACTCCCAGCCCCACGATCACACTGTGGCGTGCGCGTTGTAGAGGAATTGGTTATTTAGGGACATATTTCGTCTACTTTCTGCAGTTCATAGACTTGTATGCACTTGTCCATCGGTCCTTCCTTGTTGCCGACCTGTGTTGCTATATAGTACACGGGCACTTGGACTGTGTCTCTTTGTACTACTGGATAAGGTACAGGAACCTTTTTCCATTTCACCTTAGTTACCTGCTTTGGTACGGTGTCTGTCTTGGTGATATAGACAGTATCCGGAGCACTATTTCTCTTAGCCTGGTCCAATTGAAGGTCCAGGGGTAGCTGCATGCCATTCAAAAGCTCTGGACGAACTTGTGGAAGGGTAGCAGCGCTCATCGTTTTATAGCCATAGTATTGGCTATTCGATGGGTCACCTTTCTGTATAGCCATCGCAACACCTGCGATCATGAAGGCTAGACAGCAAATTATTGTTGTAAACCGCTTCATACTTTGAAAGCTTCTAACGATTCTTTGAGCCAGCTACGCCATTTAGCCGCTGTACGATTGATTACTTTCGTGATGGCGTTACCTTCATCAACCGTTACGCTTTTTTTGACTCTTCACCGCTCTCTTTTTTGTCGCCTTCTGCAGGAGCTTCAATTTTCACGAGTTCGCCAATGTTGGCCTCTGCGTAACCTTGAATCTTAGACAAGGTCGGCATGAAGAAGTTGGTGATTACGCCAACATACTGAGAGATGTTGTGAACAAGACTCTCCTGTGTTACTTCTTTCACCTTCACACCAGGATAGTAGTTCTTCAAGATGTTACTGCCGATCATACGAGCTGCGGGGAATCCCTCAGACTTGTTGTCGACATAAATCTCAGCAAACTTCTTTACGAAGTCTACATCGGGATTCATCACATACTTGATTACCTCGTTGGTGTGGGCAATCTTGGCATTCTCACCAGAGATAGCGGTCTTGTTCTTCTCTTTATCCTTGTTCAGGACTTCGAGATTAGCATTAGCAGATTCAATTCTGCTCTGACCATACCAGTTGATGAGCACCTTTACGATGTCTGCACACAGCTGGTCGTCTATCTGCGGCATACCAGTCTTCTTGTTGAGTGAAGCCTCGCGGAACGCACAGAATGCATATACAGGACTCTTAGCACGGTCTGTAAGGTCAAACAGCTGCTTGGCCATACCGCCAGTGGTGAAGGGACATTTACCAAGAAGTTTGGCAATATCTGCCAGAATAACATCGTTTGCAAGCTCCTTAATGCGGGCAAGCTCGGCGTCCTTGTTCTCGCTTTTACTCGCCTGAATGGTCAGGTAAGAACGATAGAAATTGATAGCAGTTGTTACAGCGTTGTAGAACGGAGCTCCTACACCGCCTTTAACAAGTATCTTCAGGATAGCATCCTTCAGTTCCTGCTCAGTCTCTATGTCAGCGGGGTTATTCTTGGTGATACGCTTCTCTGCAGCGATTTCCTCCTTGATGGCGTCTTTAGCTTCTTTCGAAACCTTTACAGCCGACGAAGGAATCTCTACCAGACCCGTTGTTGTATCGGGTGCAGGAAGCATCTTCTGGTCAATGGTGATACCGAGTTCACTAGCAACCTCAAGAATCTTATCACGCTGTGCCGCACGCATCGTAATTGCGAACGGAGTGTTGTCTTTCACAACAGACGTTGCAAAGATTGCAACATATCCCAATGCTGTAAGCTTGTTGATGCTGTCAACATTCTCTTGGGATATATCATAACGCTGTGCTGCGTTAGGATCGTCATGGAACATAATACGCATGCCAGTCAACACATCTGCTGTGTGATTAGCATCGAGACCACCACCTAAATTAGCTGCTTTGCTTACCACATTGGCAGCATCTGCCATAACTGGGTCTATTTTAGGTGCTGATTTCTTCTCAGTGTTCTTTGCAGCCTGTTTAGCAGCTGCTTCTTTTGCAGCACTAGCTGCTTTGTTCTTGTTTGCCATTTTTGATAAATGTTTTAAATTGTTTGAAAACTTGTGGAAAACCACGTTACTACTCACAATGGGATACTATTATTCACCCACTAAGATGTATTAAAATACTTTTCACTAAGCATTGTTCTGGTGGTTTTAGATTGAACTGTGGTTGATCTCGGCTATTAGCCAAGACCTCACTTGAAATAAAGAAATTCTCACATGTTGCAGGTGTTTGCACCTTACCTACAGGGTTTGAGCCTTTGCTCACGGACATCGGATTGTCAATGTCTGCCAATAAGTAAAGTGCATTACTTGACATGCAGTCCGATACCTGCATGGGTAACACCTGCGTGAGAGTTTCTTCATTTCGTTCATTGTTGCTACTACACTTGATTACAAGCGATGCAACAGCGATTCCCAGTACGAAACTAAGGAAAAGCTTCCAGAACAGTGCGTTACTCTCATTGTAACGAGCAATAAGAGTAATAAGTACGATTCCAAAAATAAACCAAATGAAGGTCATGTTGTTAAACGTTTAATGATTTTTTTAACTTGCTTCTAGTTCTGAACAGTACAGATTTAATTGTACCTTTAGGAACCTTCAGCGCTTTACTAATCTCTTCAACTGTCATGTTATTAGCGTAAAACAACATGCATATTTTTCTATGCACGTGTGGTAACGATTTGATATAGTCTAGTATCTGATTATACGTCATCTGATTGACTAGGTCAGATTCCGTAGAATTTTCTACTTCCTCACCCTCGGGCAGTCTTTCTCCGAGTTGCTCAAATGATACCGTTTTTTCTTTTGTCTCACGTAGATAATCTACAGCGGTTCGATTAGTTATAATTCTTAGCCATCCTCCAAAGGAGTCATAAGCTTTGAATTGCGAGAGTTTGTTGTGCACTTTTAGAAATACAAGATTTGCTATATCATTAGCTTCATCTGCATCTTTTATGTATCCTATTAGAATACTTACAACGAATTCTTTATATCTGTTGTATAGTGCACTAAAGGCTAATTCATCACCAGCCTTTGCTCTTTTGATTAGAGCGATTTCATCTTCAGTAATTCTAGGGCTCATAATCAAACAATTTTATTCGGTTTATCAAGGTGTCACTCCTGTTTGCGTAACCGAAACGCTTAGCGGGCTGTGAGAATACGAATCTCCTTACGTTGTCAGCCCTAAAATGGGAGGTCTTCTGTCCATAAGTCGGACATTAGATCCCGAATGTTTTTAATTGTACCGATATGAATCTTAATGGCCATTGTTTTATCTAAGTTACCGCTATCAACTAGTTTATTAAGCATACCAGTAAATATACGAATACGAACATTCCTTGTTTTATAGTCCATTTTATCGCAATCTACTAATATCTTATCTACAACAAATTGAGTCACTTTTCTTAGACTTTGATTTTTACAATATTCATATAATATCTTATCAGTCCAATCTTCAGTTTCATCATAGGGAATTATTACGTGTGGTATATTGTCACCCTTCGTAATCAAATCTACTGTGTCTGATAGTTTATATTCCTCTATGGTGTGGGGTCTTCTATCGCATGCTTGACATATCAGGCGAATGCGATCTCTTAAAATATTGGAAAATATACTAAACATATCGTTGTTTTAGATACGTCCTTGAAAACACTTAAATAGAAAATCAGTAAGATTATCAATATATTCATATTGTGCTTCTGCTTCCTCTATTGTAGCATCTTCAGTAGGAAAAAACGCAGTCAAATGGCGATTAATAATGTCGACTTTAGTATCAAAATCGTTTTTGCCATTCTCACGAGAGTTTTTATATGTATTTTCTATATACATATAGTTCTTAGAGAACCATTGTACCCAAGATTCTACACGCTCCCAATAAGCTCTGTCTTCTTGTGTAAGATTCTCCCAATCAATAGACTTATGAAAATCAAAATTACGGTAGAATTTAGATATACCTAAGATTATACGTGTTGTACGATTCCTATCATCTTTCTTCGTCCATATCTTTATAAACTTATCATAAGTGTGATTGATCCATCGCTCTTTGGCTTTTTGCCATTTGAGAGCGTAATTTACTACTAATGGACATCTGTCCCGTAGCATTCCTTTGTATCCAGTTGTATTATTCATCTTCCTTAATGTGAGAGTAAAAGCCCCTCCGCTGAGGGGCAACTAATAAATGAGTAAAATAAAAACCTTAGTAACTAAAAAATACTAAATGCCTATAATTCATAATACTCTCACGAGTGGAGCGGTGGCAGGGATCGAACCGGCACCCTTTTCACATAATGAAACGTTTTACCATTCAACTACACCGCTCTTCCCACTTAGGTAGGGAACACCGACTTCACGCTGCCTCCTTGAGACCCGTGTAGTCAACAATATTACTATTGCCGTTTAAATTTATATCGAAGCGCTTAATGTCTTACTTTCCACGAATGTCTAAACCAAATCAGGCCCTAATATAGCCAGTAGTGACACATGTTGAGGAACCTAAGGTCTCAAAACAACATGGTGTGCTGGCTTTCTATTGTTAAAAGGCTAACTGTACTTCGCGACGTATACAGTGTTTGTCAGGCAGCTCAACAGTTACTATCCCGGAGCACTTATATATCCTCTAGCCTTTTAGTGGACCTGGCGGTATTCGAAACCGCGTCCATCCGCTTATTCTGGGACACGCTAAGATTCTTGTTGTGAATGTAGTGATGATCAGTCAAAACATTCGATTTAAGGCTGTTTTAAGACGTTCTGAGACGTTTTCTCTCCTCTTATGGGTAGCTAATCCACTCAAGGATTAAAAACGCTTAGAACGGCTTAAAATAAGCCCAATCTAAGGTTGGTACAGTGTCTTTTACTGGTTCTAGACTCTTGAAAAGGATATACCTGCATTCTTGAAATCATTATGTGCTAGACTTAACCAGATCCTCCTTCTTAGGTGTTTTCATTTACTAGCTGGCTCTAGGCTCTGCATAATTCTGATTTTGATCAAATGACCACATATTATTACACCGTGTGGACAGTGTTTATCCTGTGCTCTGGCTCAAGGCTCTATGAACTCTACTACAAACTCATCCTGGACACCGGACATCTTCGATCGTGTCGTTTGTCACTCTTCTGTTTCTCAATAGTAGATACAAATAACCGGCTCTAAGGCTCTCTATTTGTTAGGATAATAGTGCTATTCCTTGTCTTCCGACAATTAATAACGGCCTCCGTCACGGATGCCACTGGCGGTAACAACACGCATGTTCCAGCGCCAGTCTTCACGCCAGTATTCACCGGCAGCTTTCTGGATGATGACGAGCTCCTTGTTGTACTTCTTACGAGCCTCAGACTCCATCTCACTAAGATTCTTATTGAGCTTGATGAGACCATCATCGAACTCATTGTAGTCGATGATTGCTGGTACGGTATCGCCGACCTTAAAGGTCTTCTCTTCGCGCTTACCGTCAGCAGCAGGCACCAAGATAATCAGAGCCTTGGGGTTCTTCTCGTTGTCCAGCTTCTCCAACTCGAGGACATTGTCCTTAGTCTTGGCAAACTCTGTGACAATCTGCTCTGTTACTACGAAACCTGTGAGGAATCGCTGCAGACGACCGAGCTGTCTGGTGTTATAACCAGCCATCTTGCTGAGTTCCTTGCTGTTGCGCTGTTCTACCAAGCCGAGGTCTACCATATAACCAATCTTGGTTGTACGGGCTTTTACCTCATCGATGACTTTCTTGTCATTCGCCTCTTTTATCTGGGCGTCCATCTTGGCGCGCAGCTCTGGGGTTAGTACATTGCCTTTCTGGCGCTCTTCAATCACATTTTCGGCTGTGATTACTACCGGCTGATTGTTTTTCTCTTTACTAGCCATTTTGATAATGATTTTAAATTGTTTGAAAACTAATTATCATCGTCGTAACGATAATCTTTCTTAAATTTCTCCTTACGGGAGTAAGGGATAGCCTTTTTGTGACTGTCACCTTGCTTCCGTATTTCTTTGTTAGACTTATACTGGTTGTGGCACATACTAGATAATGTCTTTGATTGCGTTCAAGATACTACCCGTCATGTTGTACTCCTTCATTTTATTTCGAAGGACTACGTCTCTGGCAATGACTGCCGATGTGACGTCCTTTAGGATGTTGAGAGCTGTAATCAATTCTGGGTCACCTTCTTTACCATGTGCTTGTGCCACACGATGGTCAGCGATTGCATTCATGACGGATATCACAAACGCATTTACTTGAGATGTTGATTTCAACTCTCTTTTGAAACGAGTACCAATATAAGTAAGAGCATTCTCAATCGCCACATTATGTGCTGGGCGCTGAGGTGCGTCGCATTCTACTTCTAGTTCTTTTAACACTGCACTTTGCACAATAGGTGCAATAGATTCAGCATCTGCGACTTTGACTGATACATGTGAGTTCGGAGTTACTACATTCTTGGAAAGAATGTCTGTAAGTAACTCAATCATGTAATCCGACGGCATACTGCCGCTGTAAATGAATGTTATTGCTACTGGGCTACTCATACGTAATCTCCTTCTTTACTACAACCTTCGCTTTTTTATTATTAATTACGGTATCGTAGGATGAATACTGAGTTTCGTCAGTAGGACTAACCGAGGGGGTACGCTGCTCCTCCATAGCAGTGTCAGGCTTTGCATATTCTTTTGGATTGTCCGCTGGTAGATTATCGTATATGTCGTGCCCACGTTCATATTCCTCTAGAATACTTTGTTTAGTTAGTTTTACTCCTTTTGTCGATAACACATTACATACCTTTGTTAGTATGTCAGGACTTAATTCCTGGAATATTGTATCCATGTGTTTGTCGGCAATAAGTTTTGCCTGATAGTCCAGTACTTCTTGTGTTGACACGAATACTGGATTGTTGATAGCGCTAATCTTCATATCAAGGTTGCTGACAGCGTTGTCAACATACTTGATAGAAGACGGTAAAGCTTTAGAATCACAACTTGTGATTGTGAATCCAACAATGGTGACAGTAGCCACGAGAAGGAGCATTATTACTCCACGAATCATTTTGTCTTTCATTTTTGATAAATGTTTTAATTAAACAATCGGTTAATAACTCACATGCTTAGTGAATAGTTGGTCTACTCTGATTCGAACAGGGACTAAAGGAACCAAAATCCTTTGTGCTTCCATTACACCATAGACCATTGTGAGCTGTTTTCATGACGCAAGTGATTCCGCGTGTTATAAATGCATCAATCATCTGGTACAGCTCTAAACCTAATTGCATCCCTACACCTCGTATTCTCTCTCTACACTATACGAGCACCTCCACCGTCACCTCGGGATTAGAGTTCCCACAGTTGCACTTACGGCATACGCTAATAGCATCCTATACTCCTGATAGAGCGCGACTCTAACGTCGGTAGCTATGTGTGTCTCTACTATTTTTCAAGAGACATATTTGTCACTGGATTTCTATTTACGACTGTGGGTGTTGCTAGAATCACACAAGATCCCTAGGAATTTCCATGGAGTCTGATTCACTTGTATGAATTCTTGCAACTAATGCGGGCTGAGTTTCTCACAAACCGTATGTGAGGCGTGCCCATTGTACATGTACCCTCTCCTCATTGGTCTTCATCCGCTAGCTGTCTATATCCAACGAAGACTGACAGGCCTTGAGGTTTCCTGTCTGGTGAGTTCTATACATGTAAATAAATGTGTACTGCTATCTTCACAGACTACAGTACACTCAAAAATTATGGCTTTCATCTATTTGGTTAAGAATCTTATTAATGTGGCAATAAACCATATACCGCCATATCCTAAAATCAAGACTAAGAGGATTGCAACAGGATCATAATTTTCAGTTTCATACATCCATGTTGAGATGTATGTTGCTGATAATAATCCTATGCAACCCAATATCAGGTTTATACACGTTTTTAACAATATTATCATAAATGGTTTCATACTTTGACGAATATTATATCATCTAGCGAACAGTTTATTTTTCTATTGCCATTACGTGAATCAACTATACACGGACACGTAAAGAAGCTATCTAATGCGCAGCCTCTACAGCCGCATGTTCTCTTCTTTGCACGATATACTGTGTTGTTTATCGTACATAATTGTCCAGGTTTCATAATAGCCTCCTTCCAAGTTCTATTTGGATTCTTCTTGAGCCATGTATTGTTGATATTAGATTAAATGACATTACAGCGTACGTCGCCTCTTTACCATAGGGCGTGTATACGCGTATTATGTCAGGCCCCATATTGTAGACTTTCATCCACTTTGCAGACATCTCATGAGAGATAATGAATGTTTTGCCTTCATTTAATTTTTCGAATAATTCGTCTGATATTATTAAAGATGCTTTTGTCATCACCTTTAACTTTGTCTTTGATATACACAAAGGCATTTCTGGGGATGATACGTATGTAATTTCAGCAAAGCTACCTTTACTTCTATTTACAACGCCATAGTCTCCAATTGGAACGTTCCCTGCAAAACACTTGCGTACGATATCACCTTTTCTCATCTTACTCTATATTTAGGTTTATACTTGATGATTGAGGAGATTTGACCGTTGCGCAGTCTGATTCCTAGAGATGGCTTAATACCATTTTGTTTGCACAGTGTAATATATTCCCATACTGTCTTTGAGACTGGGATTAAATCACTTATGCCATTGTGCTTACAATTATACACAGCGTACACTTTGACAGTGCCTTTTGCCGTTGTAGTTGTTGTAAACTTATTGATGCATTCGCTGTGGCATGCGATTGTATCAATTTGTGCTGTCTGTTTTTGCGCACTTGTTGTTAACGCAAAGAAACAGAAAAGAATTAGAATCTTTTTCATCTTGATGATGTTGTTGAGAGAGTTTGTTTACTTGTGAGGACATTACTCGCCTTCACTCGAGTTTTTTGGGATACGATCCTAGTGGTAATTCTTGTGCACACGTTATCACGTCAAATTCATTTACGACTAAATCGTCTGTATTTTCATCCAACGTTGATACATACAGTTCGCATGGATATGTATCGCACCCGTTTTGCAATCCGCATTCATCACACACGTTCGGCCTGTCGGTTTTTGTTATTTTCCATTTTTCGCCGCCGATTGTGATTATTTGTCCAACTTTATACATACTTTAATTTTTGTAATTCGAATATGATGTCTTCATACGTATCTTCGCAAAAGATTGAAGATGCGTAATCGTCGTCGCGAACAAATGCGGTGACAATGCAATGAATATCAGGATGATTTTTCCCAATAACAATGTCATCTATAGCTGTCAATCTTGTCGTAGGTGTTACACCCGTGATATTGTCCACCATGATGACTGTTTTAAATTTTTCTTCTGTTATTGCATTTTCGTCTATAAGGACTGCGTTTAATTCTAGGAATTGATTTCCAATTAATTTTGCCATTTTGTTTACTTTGTTAGAATGAATTTACCTTCGATTTTGATGTCCAATCTGTCTGCCATGTTATGCAGATTATTGAGGAGAGCTTTTGCACCATTTTGTGTTACATCTTTACAGAATAACATGGTGGCATTACCAGACTTGAAATAGAGCTTATTTTTATCGTTACCAAGCTTATCTACTTTTCCTCTTGGAGGATTTGTTTGATTTTTTGTTTCGATTTTCATAATATCTAATCAATGTTGATATTGCTTTTCTCTTTACTGCATATTTGTTAGGAGAGTAACAAAATACAACTGAACCATCGTCATAACATATAGTTATTTGATGCTCTTTATTTGCATCAGAACTGTATGTACTAACATAATTTAGCTTGCATCTTGTATGGAGCCACTCAAGGGCTTCGTCAACAGTTGGAAGAGATATAAAGTTATTACACTCATTCCAATCAGAACATACCCCACTACAGCAGAAGGGATTTTTATTCTCCCCCCAGCCGTAGTGATTTACTTGCTCGTGAAAACCAAGCCGTTTCAGGATTACAGCTTGATTTAGTGTGACTAATCGCTTATTCCACATGACTGCTCTTTCCAGTTGCGGTAATAGTTGATAGAATCCTCTTCAGACCAGAATTCAAATACATCTTCCCAATTATTGTTATAAATCGAGTCGATTTTTTCAAATTCTTCTGATTCCCAAAGTACATCTTCCACATAGCCTGGTCTGTCAATCCAGATTCTGTGGAGTAGGTCCCCATAGGACATGTTGATTGTCCTATAGTGCTGAAGTTTTTCATTCAGCTCTGCATTGTGTTTCCTCAATTCACACATTTCATTGTTGACTGAGGATAAGCTGTTACATGCTCCGACGAGCATGACTAACGAGACTGCCAATAGCAGTCCAGTTAAGAGTCTTTGTATTTTTGTCATTTTATTATGATGTTAGCCTTACCGTGCATCAATGCTTCGCGTTCAGTTATTTGTATTAACTTACCGAAGCATTTGACAAAATACTTTTTAGGGATACTGACTTCTATTGTCAGTTCGAATTTTTCATGCTCTTCACGTATATAACGTTTGTGAGCACGAGCAACGTGTGCACCTTCTGAAGATGCTACACATGAGAGTTTAAATCTCTTTCTAGGCATATTGTTGTGATTATTGATTAATCTAAAGTTTGGTCGTTCGTCGTATTCACACGTGGCAGACATTGCTTTAAAGCGTCCAGCATCTTCGGCGAGAAAAGCATATATCCTGCAAGCAAGAAACTTTGCAGCAACCTTTTCCGCAAGGGATAAAGGGAGCTGCAAAAGTTTTACATGTGAATCGAGTAAAATGGGGAGCAAGTTTATGCTCACTCCCCAAATGCCTGGTTAGATACCAGGGTCCTCATCATCTTCTGCGGTTACGATAGCTGCGCCTTGAACATCTGTCTTGAAGCGACAACCTTTTAGTTGGTCTGGTGTGATGCTTTCAACAGGGATATACAAAGCCTTTCGTGCCTGTACTACCGTGTTTGGTTCCCAGCCGTCTACATAGTCGTCAGGTATGTTCGGGTCGGGATTTTCTTCGTTAACCATTACAAAGATTCTTACCGTCTCGAACACGCGGATGAAGTTAGAGTTAGGCTCGCATACCCAGTCGTCCTTTTTGTGACTTCCTAAGTCTTGCGAATATTTCATCGCATACTTGCCACCAAGAGGAGCGTCAATGTACTTGCCGTCTTCGTAGGATAACAGAGGCTTAAGACTGTCTACTACAGCTTGATATTCAGCTTCGCCGAATGTTTCGGTTGGAGCGAGTTGGCGCAAGCCGTTCCAGGGATGCTTGTTTCCGTCTACGTCGGTCCATTGTCCAGTCGATGGAAGGAGTTTGCGAAGAGCGGTTATAAGTTCCTCGTCCATTGTCTTGAAGCACGTTAG